TTACTATAAATATTTTTTTTCATAATTACACCTTATTTTTATTTGATTTAATTAAAAAAGGATTTGAAAGGATTTAAACCTTTAAAATACAAATCCATACGATAAAAAGAAAGAAAGAAAAAATATTTTAAAAAATAAAACATAATATTATTTCTATCATAAATATTATTAAAAACATTTCAGAAAATATTTTAATGTTCATTTTACACACCTTTTTATTTGAAAAAAATATAAAAAAATAATAAATTAATTAAATAACATTAACTAATTTATATAATTGTTCATTATTTATTATAATTTCATTTTCATAATTTAAATTTTGTTTAAATAAACTTATATGTTTATTTGTAGTATTACTAAAATTTAAATAATGTTCAGAAATATATAAAATATTATTTTCAATTAATCCGATAATACTTTCATAACTTATAAGTATTACTTTATTTCCGATTTCTAAATAAAAACAATTTTGATTTAATTTATTGAATTTCATTAAAAACACCTTATTTTTAATTTAAAGGATTTGAAAGGATTTAAACCTTAAAACAAATCCATAAGAACAAAATAAAAAAGAAAAAAGAAAAAAAGAAAGATAAATATTATAAATAAATTAAAGATAATTCATTTATTAATTGTTCATTATTTTTTACATAATCATAATAATTTATAATATATTTTTCTAATTCAATTAAAATATATTCAATTACATTATTAATATTATATTTTAATAAAATATGTCTAATATTATTTAAATAATAATTATCATTATTATTAAATTGTAATTGTCCATTATAAATATTATAACTAATAGAAAATCCATATTTATTTAATTTAACATCATTATTTTTTAAATATTCGATAGGAACATTTTTTAAAGATTTAATGATAATAAAATATAATAATTTTTCTATTTTAGTAATACTTTCAATTTTTCCATTTTCTGAATTTTCAATTTTAACATTTAAAATTAATTTATTTTCCATAATTACACCTTATTTTTATTTGATTTATTTAAAAAAGGATTTGAAAGGATTTAAACCTTAACAAATCCATAAGAACAAAATAAAAAAGAAAAAAGGATTTATAAATAAATTAATCCTTTTTTATTAATTAAATCAGTTAAAAATATTTTAGATAATAAAACATTTTCAGATAATAATACAATATTTTTTTTATTAATTAATTTTAAAATTGTTTTAATGTTCAAAATAAATAAAAAATCATTAACAATTTTATTATCATTATAAAATTTAATATTGTATTGTTCATTTTCTAATTTTTCAAATACTATTTTATTACTTTTTTTAATATTTGTATTAAATTTATTTTCCATAATTACACCTTATTTAATTTATTTTAGGATTTGAAAGGATTTAAACCTTAAAACAAATCCATACGATAAAAAGAAAGAAAGAAAGGATTAAAACATATTATAATATTTTTTAATCCTTTTATTAAGTACAATATTAAATATATTTCCTTTTATAAATGTTCCATCAGAAAAAATAACCTTTTGGTTATTTTTAAATGTCTTTTTATTTTCCATAAATTTATTTTTAGGTATCCTAAAATTACTATATTGTAACCTTAATAAAATATCATTTGTATAAATTTTATTTTTCCTTAAAAAATCATTAGTTAAATAATAGTTTTTTGATTTCATTAAAAACACCTTATTTTTAATTTAAAGGATTTGAAAGGATTTAAACCTTAAAAACAAATCCATACGATAAAAAGAAAGAAATAAAAAGAAATTAAAAGTTATTATTTAATAAATAATATTTTCTAATTTCTGAATATTTTTTATATACTAAATTTTTCAACATAATGAAACAATTATTAAATTTTTCATTGTGGTAATAAAACCAAAATAACATTATATTATTATCTGAAAATTCATTTAAAATAATTTCTAATTTGTTTAAATCGTTCCATTTTTTAGAAATATGATTTTCAGAAATAATATTTTGTTCAATTAATCCATTAAAAACATTTAATATTTTTAAATTTTCATTAACTTTTTTTAAAGACATATAAACACCTTATTTTTAATTTTTTCCATAATTAAAGGATTTGAAAGGATTTAAACCTTAAAAACAAATCCATACGATAAAAAGAAAGAAAGAAAGAAAGATTTATAATTTAGTATAAAACATATTAATATTATTAATTTGTTCATTTAAATTTAAATCTTTTATTTCTTTTAATAATTTTTTATTGTTCTTATGTATAAAAACTGAATAAAATTTAATAATATCTTTTAAATATTCATTTTCTTTTAAAAGAATTTGTTTAAATCCTTTATAATCTGAAAATTTACATCTTTTTATTTCTAAATAAAATTTAAATGAATTTTCATTCAAATGATGTATATTTTCCATATATGAAAGATTTTTATTATTAAAAGTATGTGGATAAATAAAATTTTCAAAATCTTTTTTCATATAATCTTTATTACTTATAATAAAATATAATTCAATTTTATTACAAATATCTAAAAGATAATTATTTTCTTTTACTAATTTATTTAAAATGTTCAATTTTACTTTTGAATAATTTTCATTTTCTACATTTTTAAATAATTTATTTTCCATAATTTACACCTTATTTTTAATTTAAAGGATTTGAAAGGATTTAAACCTTTTAATTAGTAAATAACTAATTTTAACAAATCCATACGATAAAATAAAAGAAATAATGAATAATTAAAAATTATTCATTAACAAATAAGAAATTTTGAACATTTAAATATTGATTATTGAAAAATTTATTAAATAAAAATTCATTATTTGAAATTGTTAAATAAATTTCATTTTGAATATAATATTTTAAATCTTTATTTGATTTAATAGTATTATCGTTTAAATTTTCAGAAATCATATTTAAAGAATGTTCAAAATATTTATTTATAAATTGTTCATTTGTTACAAAATCATTAAATTTAAAGATTTTTATAAAAATTTTAGTTAATTGTTTTTTAATTTGTTCAAAATTATATAAATCTGAACACATAAATAAAATATCATTACTAACTGAAATTTCTATAAATTCACTTTCTTTATTATAATTTTGTTTATTTTCCATAATTACACCTTATTTTTAACTATTTTTTAAAATAAAGGATTTGAAAGGATTTAAACCTTAAAACAAATCCATACGATAAAATAAAATAAAATAAAATGGTAATAATTACCATTTGTTTAAAATAATTAAATGATTTTGTAATTTTATTGATTTGATACCTTTTAAATTTGAACAAAATAATATTTTATCATAAAATTTTTTCATTATGTACAAAATATCATTATAAGTTAAATTTAATCCGATTTTGTCGGTATCTAATCCGATTAAAAAATAATTATTATGTTCGGATACTTTAATTAAATTATTACAAATCATTTCAATGTCTAATAATGTACGATTAGTTATATTCATAATTAACACCTTATTTTTAATTTTTTCCATAATTAAAGGATTTGAAAGGATTTAAACCTTAACAAATCCATAAGAACAAAATAAAAAGAAAGAAAGAGAATAATTATTCTCTTTTGTCTGAAATCTGAAATTTAATTTTAATATCTTTTAAATCCTTTTGAATTTCAAAAAACTTAATTAAAATTTCATTTTCATTAAAGTTTTTAATGTCGGAAATATCGTATAATTTATGATACAACACAATTAATCCATTGTTAAAAGTAGTATTTCCTATTGTATTTTCTAAACAAAATCTTATAAACTGACTGTCTGAATATGAAGTTTCAAAAGATAGTTTTAATACGAATTTTTCCATATCGTACATTTTATTTATAATATCTTTCATTTCTACAATATCAGATACCATACTGTCCATTTTATAATTAATGTCTATTTGTCTTTTATTTTCCATAATTAACACCTTATTTTTATTTGATTTAATTAAAAAAGGATTTGAAAGGATTTAAACCTTAAAACAAATCCATACGACAATATAAGGAAAAAATAAGGAAAATAAGGAAATAAATTTCTGACTTACTTAATGTTATTTATGTGTACTTAAATTGTTGATTAGTCCTTTTCAGTCAGTCCAATGTCGGAAATCTTACACATATGCCGGTTATGATATAGACCGGATACCTAACGACATAAACCGGAAAAAACCGGCAAATGCCGAACCTTACACCTTACGATGTGAAAGGTTACTTCACATCGCACCATTTACAATAATTTCACTTGAATTTCTACTTACATAGTAAGTATTATGTCGTTCATACCATATATAATTATCATTAATTGAACAATAATATAAAAATTTCAAAATTCAATAAACAAATTAAACAAAATCATACTATAAATTAAACAAAATATTATAAAAAACTAAAAAAATTGAACATCAAAAAAATACTAAAAAATAAGTGTACAATGTTTTTAAACAAATACTAAACAAATGAACAATAAAATTAAAAAAATACTGAACATTTAAAAATCAAAATTTCAAAATTCATTGAACAAATTAAACAAAATCGTACTTTAAATTAAAAGATTTTTAGAAATATTTTAAAAAAATTGACAAAATACTAAAATTTTCAAAATAGTAATATATTGTATATAAATCGTATTAAAATTGTATATACTATGTGTATATTTTAAAGTACATAAATTGTATATACTATGTGTTTAAATTCTGAATGTACATAAATCGTATTAAAATTGTATATACTATGTGTTTAAATTCTGAATGTATATAAATCGTACAAATATCGTACATATTTTGTATATACTATGTGTATAAAGTAACTGAAATAAACTTTAAAAAAAATCAAATAAACTTAATATTACTAATGTACTAAATTTGTATTACTTACTGAAAATTTCTAAATTGTAAGTATGCGAATTATGAAAGATACGATTAATTAAATTAAAACTAATGATACTAACTATTAAAATTATTAATTGATTTGTTAATTTCCTTAATCTATTTGAATTTTGAAATTTTGTATAGTATTTGATATATATGAGATTATAGTAAATAGAACAATTTCTTTCAATGAACAAATTAATAAAAATTTTCAAAATATATCGACAAAATAACATAAACTTTTAACAAATGTTAAACAAAATAACAAAAAATATACCAAAAAATTAAACAGTTAATTCGTATACATACGAACAAATGAAAAAACCGACAAAAAAATCAAATAAAATTAACAAAAAAATCAAACAAAATTTAAAAAACCAAATCAAACAAAATTTAAAAAAAATCAAATAAACTTAAAAATAATTTGTAATGATTAATCATGATAAATAATACAAATTAACTAAAAAGTATTACCTAAAAAATAGGTGTAACCTTTTGGATTACACCTTAACACAAATGAAAAAAATTTCACAAAAAGTGAAATAAAATTCACAAAAAGTGAATTATTTAAATTTGTTCACAAAAAGTGAAATAAAATTCACAAAAAGTGATATTTTGAAATCCTTAAAATTTGTATACATTTTGAAAATTTGTATACATATTTAGTTTAATAGTAAACTAATTTAATATAACTTAATCTAACTTTATGTTATTTTAAAGGTCTGAAATTAGTATACTAATAAACTGTTTCATAAGGAAACTGTTTCATAAGGAAACTGTTTCATATAGAAACTGTTGTATTTACAACAGACACACCGAATGTTGCATTTTGCCCTCGCTATCATATTCGCTTGACTTTTTTGTTTTGCAGTATTTTTTGGTCTTGGACTCGGTTTTTGTTTGTTTTTATCGTGTTTTCATTGTTTATGTTATATTTAAAGCATGGTGGGTATGGTGGGGTATGGTGAGGTATGTTTGGTTCACCATGTTATAACAATTGTTATTTGTTGAACATTGTTCAGTATTTTTGCTTATTATTATATATTTATATATTTTTTAATATAATAATATATAATATAATATAGTTTTGTTCATTTGGTATGTTATCGGCATGGTGAACATGGTGATTTTTAATACATATACCATTATATAAGAAAATTTTACACTTGAAATGTAACCCTATTCGTTTTTTCACCATGTTCACCATGTCGGAAATTACCTTCCGATTGTTTGTTTATTTTTTATTAAAATAATTGAACATTGTTCAACATTTCTATAATATATTTAAAAAAAATGAATAATGTTCATAATAACAATAGTGATAAAGCATGGTGACTCACCATACCCTTACAAAAAACCACAATACTCCCAAAAATAAAAAAATACTAAAAAAAGAATTAAGGTAAAAATAAACCTAAATCATCATCCTTCAAAGGAACAAACAATGCTTCTTGACTCAAATTAACATTATTGGTAAGCATCAAGTAACAACCATGTTCAGACCTTTTCTTCGCTTGTTTCAATAAAATCTCATTAGTGTTCATATGAATCTGATAATTAGTAATACCAATACCAAATTCTTTAATATCAATCATATCCTCAAAAATAGGTAAAATCAATAAATACTTTCCAAGATATTTTTTATTAACACTTGTATTATTTTTTGATTGCCAAACATTCTTCCTAAAACATTGAGTGGTATGAATATTAACATATATATCAAGTATATCTTTTGATTCAATCACAATAAAGTCTTGAAAATCAAATTCCTTAATCAATATCTCTCTCGCATTATTACTATACTTAATCCATAATAATTGATTTTCAAATGTTAATTTGTACACTTCTTCATCAGACTCTAAATCAAAAGATTTTGTCAATGGTATAATATAATATTCACCACCTTTTTCAGACACAATAATTTTATTGTTCATAAGTTTCTTATGTTTAAATTCTTTACATATAATTTCTAATTTTAAATTCATTTTAGTTTTTCCTCCATTAATATATTGTCTATTATAATATTAGTTTTCATAGTATATAAATGTTTCTATTTTTGATGGGTTATCCATTAACACATAACTATGATACTATTATCATATACCGATAACTTTATATACTACTTCATTCATATATTAATACAAGTGAAGATTGACTTGGTGATTATTAAAAATGAGTAATTGGTATATTAATACAATAATTATAGACTCTCATGAAAAAGTGAGAGGTAAAAATGCCTATAATTATTATATTGGAAAATACAATGTGAAAGTTGAACCTTTGAAATATGGTGATTATTTATTTTTCACTAATGATGGGAAACAAGCAATTTTTGAATTCAAAACTTGCGAAGATTTCATTAACAGTATGGAAAATAAAACATTATTTCATGAGGTAAGTAATCAATCTATTCACTATGAATACAGTTATTTAATTGTATGTGGTGATTTTAGAGAAGCAATGGAAAATCTTTACTTTACAGTACCTTCATTTAGATATAAATACAGAACAATGAGAAATTTAGTTGCTCGTATGGATAAACAAGTGAATGGTGCATTTGATAGGATTTATTCAATGTATGTTCCTATCATTTTTGTTGAAAATGAAGAAGAAGCATTTAAAAAAATGCTTAACATTTCTTCTAAAATTGCAGATACAAAGAAATATGGTGGAATTGTTAGACCTTCACCAAAAGAAGAGTTGGAAGAAGTGCCATGTGCAGTTTACTTAACAACAATTAATGGTATTGGTGAAGTTAAAGCAAAAAACATTGCTAATGAATTAGATGTTAATTGTCTTAATGATTTATGTAAATTAGAACCATCAGATTTCCAATCTGTTAATAAAGTAACTGATAAAAATGTGTGTGAAATTTGGAAAAAAATTCATGGTGAAGAGTTAAATTTATAATGCTCTATCGTATGATATATAGGTTTAGATTTGAAAGATACTTTAACTGCAATATACTAAAATAATGATTTGAATAACATATGGTTGAACTACAAAAAGTATCTTGGTATGTCTAACCGGTTCTCAAATTATGAAAGATGCATCACTGCAAAATATTATACTGTATTTGACATATATGAAATTGCATCATTTGATAAAATGCATCTTGTATTTTTTGAGATTTCAATTTCATTTTTTCCAAAGGAAAAATGTATAAATTTATAGATGTATAGGAAAATGGGTTTAATTTACTAATGGTTTAAAATGAGATGATATTCGGAATTTGCTACCACCTTTATTATTATATCGTGAAAAATATGAATTAGAATTTTACCATTTGTATTCTTTTTATTATTAAATCATTTTAACCATTAGTATATTATTCATATTTTTTTATCATTTATTAAATATTGTTTAAATTCAAAGATGGAAGTTTATTATTATGTTCAATTTAATAGAAACTGAATTAAAAAAACAAGATAATTTAACTAAAACAGAAAATGGTGCAATAGGATACAAATCTTCTAAATCTGCATTAGTTGATTTGAATTTTAAAGTAAGTAGTCTTCGTAATAGTAGTGAAGATGAAATAATTAAATTATTCGATTCTGCTTTTCATGAAAATCATGTTTATGCTTTAAAATGGTTATTTTTTGCAAGAGATATTCGTGAAGGATTAGGTGAAAGAAGATTGTTTCGTATCTGTTATCAAAGATTAGTTGAATTAGATGTGGAATTATTTATTAAAAATCTTCATATTATTAGTGAATATGGTAGATTTGATGATTTAGTTTCATTAATTGGTATTAGTGATGTAACTGATAAACATATTATTAATATTATTAGTAAACAATTAGAATCAGATATTAATAATATGGAACAGAATAAACCTATTTCATTACTTGGTAAATGGTTACCAAGTGAAAATGCAAGTAGCAAAACTACAAAATCATTAGCCAAAAAAGTTAGAAGATTACTTGGATTAAGTTCAAGAAAATATCGTTTAATGTTATCTGAACTTCGTAGATATTTAGATGTTGTTGAAGTTAAAATGTGTGATAACAAATGGAGTGATATTGATTATAATAAAGTTCCATCTTTGGCAAATCTCAAATATAAAGATGCTTTTATGAGGCATGATGAGATTAGAAGAATGGAATATTTAGAGTCTGTTAGAAAAGGCAATTCTAAATTAAACATGAATGTTGCAACACCAGTTGATATAGTTTCCAAATATAAATTAAGAGATTATGATGATGTATTAGAATTAGCATGGGATAATCTCAAAAACATAAACATTAGTAATACTCTTGTTGTTGCAGATGGAAGTGGTAGTATGACTATTCCGGTGGGTAGTAGTGGACATACTACTGCTCTTGATGTTGCTAATGCATTAGCAATTTACACTTCTGAACATAATACTGGTGTTTACAAAAATAAATACATTACTTTTTCTAACAGACCACAATTTGTTGATTTAAGTAATGATAAGAAATTAAGGGATAAACTATTAACTGCAAGAGAACATAATGAAATTTCTAATACAAATATTTTAGCAGTTTTCAAACTTATTCTTGGAGTAGCAGTTGAAAATGATATTCCAAATGAAGAAATGATTAAAAACATTCTTATTATTTCTGACATGGAATTTGATTCTGCTCAAAGAGGATGGAGAAGAGATACAAATATTTTAACTAAAAGTTTGTTTGATGAAATTAAAGAATATTATAATGCAGTTGGTTATGATTTACCTAAATTAATCTTTTGGAATGTAAATTCTCGTACCGGAGTTATACCATTAACTGAAAATGAGTTAGGAGTTACATTAGTTTCCGGTTTCAGTCAAAATGTATTAAAAATGGTTATGAGTGAAAAATTCAATCCTTATGATGTTTTGATTGAAATATTAGATTCTGAAAGATATGACAAAGTAGAATTTTGATGTATTATGGATAAGATGGAAAAAACAAAATTAAGAGTTTTAATTAAATCTATCTTGGTTTATAAGAGTCCAAATTGTTTGTCTGCTAATCAATTAGCAAATATTATTAATGAGTATGATTGGGGTTTTAGAACTTCAATTACCAGTCGGAAGATTGGTAAGTTTTTAAGTTATGAACTTAAAAATACTCATTTTTTAAATAATATTCATTCAATTGAAAAAGGAGGAGTTCTTGTTTATTATTATTCTTTGAATAATAGTAAATAAGTATAAAATATTTTCAGAAAAATCTATTCGTTCGTTAATTAAAAAGTTTCATAGGAAAAAAACTCTCGTATCGTGTATTTTTCTTCTTTATATAAGATGAGAAAATAAGGGGATTTCTTCATGTGGCAAATATATGAAGAAGAATGGTCTGATGTTCCTCAAGTAACTTCACAAGTGCTTTTCAGACTGTAAACTAATAATGTATTGGTTAAAACATTGGTATGTATTATACTCATGGTGGGTTATAATTTAAGGTTCGATTCCTTTTTTTAACCATTCTTAAAATTTAATATTAATTTTTAAGGAGAGTTGGAATAAATGGATAAAACAAGTTTTATACTCGTATGTAATGAGAATTTTAACAAAGAAGGAACTTGTATGATATTGCATTTTATTGATGGTTCTAATTTGTTAATTAATAAGAAACCTATTTTTTTTAATCTTCATATGGAAATTAAAATTGAATTCAATGTTGAAGATGAAGTTGTTATGGAGAAATGTATTGTTCCATTTAGTAGTATTATGTATGTTACTGTAACTTCTAATAAGAATTTGAAATTAATTTCTAAACAGTATGAGAAGATATGATTTTAAAGGAAGTGTGTTTAAGTATGGTTGAACCGGAATATTATAAATCGAATGGTTTAAGTCCATTGTCTGCTTTTAAACAAGGTTTGATTAGTGAAGATGAATTAATTGGATTTTGTAAAGGTAATGTGATTAAATATACTGTTCGTTGTGGTAAAAAAGGAAATGGAAAAGATATAATTGAGGATATAGATAAGGCAATTGATTATTTGAATTATCTTAAAAATATTTTTAAAAAGGAGTGTGTAGAATAATGAGTAAACAAATGATTGAAAGATATGATATGGATGTATTTGAAGGTAAAGGTTTTATTAAAGATAGATTAAGTGGGTTTGATATTATTAAATTTCATTTTCCTATAAGAGATAGGGATATAGCAACTGAATTATGCAAATTATGTATGGAGTATTTGGAAGAACAAGAAAGATAATGAGTATGGGTATTTTATTATTGGCAATAATTATTGCTATTATTTGTGGAGCAATTTTAGGTGATTTATAATGGGAATTATAGAAAGAAATGAAGAAGAGTATATGGAAGAAATGAAAGATATTTATTGGAATGAAGTTAAACCATTGTTGAATAAAGGGTATAGTTTAACAAAAGCATTTAATACTGTGGGTATTAATGGTGGTAGAGGAGCAAGGAAATGTAGAGAGATAAGAGAATTAGCATTGAAAGATGGTTATAAATTAAGAAGAAGAAATTAAGGATTATATTGTTATGGAAAGATGTAATTATTGTACTGAAACTACTAATGATGGAAGTGATTGTCCTCATTGTCAATTCAAGTATGATGAGGATTATTTCCCATACAAATCAGATGAATGGAATATTTTAGAATTAGATGATGATTTAGAATGGAGTCATCTTCAAATATTATATAGATTACATTTATATGGTATAGAATGTTTAAGAGCAGATATATTCACTAATGAAAATATTGGAATATTAATAGGTGTTAAATCAGATAAGTCTACTGTTGCAAAAGTATTAGGAATTCATGAAGAATGTATTTATTGTGAATGGGATGAACCATTTTGGATTTTGAATTTATTTCAAGAAAAATATTTAAGAGGTTTATTAAAATGATGTGGGATGTTATTGTTAGTTGGTTTTTAATATTTTTAGTAATTGGAATATTATATGGATTATGGAGATATTATGACTGATAGGTTTATTATTGATTGTTATGGAATCATTGATACTTGGAATTCAACTGGAAAATGTGAAGATGATAAATTATCTTGGTCTGAATTATGTGATACATTAAATGAATTAGATGATTTATGTAGTGAAAAATTTGATGAATATGAATATATCATTAAGTTAAAAAAAGAAAATGATTTATTAAAAGAGAAAATAATTGGGATTTCCGAATTATTAACAAAAATAGAAGATTATAATCATGATATAAGGTTAATTATTGATTAAGGAAGAGTGTAATATGAGAAAATTTCATGCTTATTATGATGATAATACAAAAGAATTTAAAGGTATTATAGATACTGATAATAGAGTATATGATATTGATAAAATTGTTGATGAACTCAACAATCTTGAAGAGTATAGGATTAGAAAAGGGAAAAGAATATCTAAATATTCGAAAAGACAAGAAAAATATCAAAGAGTTATAAGTGGAGTAATGGCATTTCTTGAATTAAAATTGAATGATGAATTATGGTGGGATTGGAATGAGTGAAATATGGAGTGATTTGGAATGATTTTAATATTTGAAGAGATGAAAAAAAAGAATACCTAAACATCCAGTTCTTAAAAAAGAGTTAGAAAAAATGATGAATGATGGAATGTCAAAAGAAGAAGCATTAAATTTAATGATTATTGCTTGGTTGCAAGAAAAATGGTGATGTTGAATGAGTGAAAAAAGATTTTATCTTGATGAGAATGGGATTAATGATAGGAAGTATGGGTTTAGTGTTTTAGGTGAAGATGAACTTGTAGATATAATAAATGAGTTAAATGATGAAAATGAGAGGCTTAAATTAGAAAATAGTGGCTTAAAATATGCTTTAAAGTACATTAAAAAAATAAATGTGAAAATTGAGGTAGATGATTTAAATGACTGAAGAACGATTTTCTACTAATGGGCATTATATTTATGACCATTTCTACGATGGAGAAAAATGGTTGGTTAATGAAGTAGAAGCAAATGAGATTGTAGATGTTATGAACAATCTTGATACAAAAGCAAGAGAAAGAAGTAAAGCATTGTCAAAATTACAAAAAGAAAATAATGAAATTAAAGAATTAATTCATACAATGCTTGTTCAGATGGAAGTAGAGAACATCAGTAGTGAAAATGTAAGATATTGGGGTGGAATCATTTTTACATTTGAAGAATTTCAAAAAATGAGAGAAATTTGGAAAGGTGATTTCTAATGACTGAAAAAGATGTGACTGTTAGAGAATTATATGAGTTATTAGAACCTTTACTTGATGAGTATGGTGATTTAGAAGTGGTTGTAAGTTATGATAGTGGGTTGGTTGTTACTCCTATAAAAAATAAACTTCCAATGGTGGATTTACAACCTATGAAGAAATATTCAAAAGTTAAATTTGAGGGATATTAATGATTGAAAAAGAAGTATGTGATGTATGTGCAAATATCAGTTTAAAAAGAATGTATCTTATATTACTGAAAGCACAAGAAATGGTGTTGGATAATAATCCCCAATACCATAAAAAAGAAATTTTAAATTATTTATCCAGTATTGAACATGATATACTATTGTTAAATGATAAGGACAATTGTGTAGATAGGGATTTATTTGAATGGGTGATTGAATGACTGAAAAACGATTTACTTATATTAAAAATTCTTCAATTTCTCAATATCAATCAATTCCAATTCAGAAAATTAGCAAAGGAAAACCATTTCATTGTCAAGGACTTGTAGATGAATTAAATAAATTATGGAATGAGAATGAGCAGTTAAAAATAAGATTTAATGAAGAACGAGAAAGAGCATTAAAATTCGGTAGAAATATTGATACTTTAACTATTGAGAATGAGCAGTTAAAAACACAATTAAATTATATTCAAAATTTAATTACAGAGCATATTGAACATCAGAAAACAGAATTGGGTCAAAAAGCACTAAAAGAAATAATTGAAGATTATAATGAATGGTTATTAGGACATAAAGAGTTGATTTTGAATGACTGAAATAAGTGTTAGAGATTTAACATCTCATTTATTAGACCTTATTGAAACTGGCAATGGGGATAAAAAGGTTCGTGTAAGTGTAATTTATGATGATTGTGAACATATTCAAGATTTACAGAATGTACATTGTTTTGATGGAATAAATTGGATAACATTAACTGGAAAGTGATTGGGAATGACAGAGAATATACGATGTGAGAAGTGTGGGGCAGAGATGGTTAATTCTTTCAGTTATTTTTACAAATGTTCTAATTGTTGGTTTTGGATGTATTGGTATGTATGGTGATTTGAATGAAACTTAATTATGTTTTAGCAGACTCTGTTACAATAAATACTCCTACAATGAGCAAATATCTAAAAAGGAATGTATGTATCAATAATGATTTTCCTAAAAGGCATTCAAGGTATAAAATGAGAAAATGGGTAAAATTAAGTAAAGCAAGGTATCATATGAAAAGGTGATGTGGAATGACTGAATTTTTTGTTGATGTTAGGGTACTTGTAGATGCAGATGACATAGGACAAGCATATAATAAAGTTGTTAATGAATTATATGAGTATATTATGAATAGTGATGTAATAATAGAACACGATTATATTGTCATTAAGCAAAGAAGAGATGATTTTTATGACTGAAAAATTTGAAATATTCCCGCAGAATGTTGCAAAAGATGGTACACTTATTATTATTCAAAAAGGATTGAAGTTGTATAATATTAGTGATGTGGTGGAGTTATTGAATGAGTTAAATGATGAAAAAGAAATGTGGAAAAGAGAATGTGAAAGATTAAAAGGGTTGTATTATCTTAAAAATGGAAAAACAGATGAGCATTTGGCTTGGAAAAGGATTGATTGATAATGACAGAAAATAAACGATTTACAATTAAACCACAAGATGATTTATTTGGTATTACTGATAACGATACTCCCGATAAAATAAATGTAATTAATGGCATTCGTACTGAAATTGAAACCAAATGGTTATGCGATTTGATGAATGAATTAAATGATGAATGTGAATTTCTTGAAATTGAAAATAAGTTATTGGAAGATGGTGCAACAAAATATGCAGAATTGTATCATAAATCATTAAAAGAGAATGAGCAGTTAAAACAATCTAATGAGAGATTATTGAAAATGTTAGATAATGTTGCGAATTATATGCAAAAACAGAATAAATATATGCCTATTGATGATTTTGTAGAATGGTGGAATGGAATAGCAACAAAAGGATTAGATGATGGTGATGGGAATGACTGAAAAACGATTTGGATTTGAAAGTTTTGAAATTAGTAAAACTGATAAATTTTTGGATGAAGTGAAACTGTATGAGATAGATAAAAATCATTCTGATGATTTAGATGAGTCTAATCTTTTTTATGTCTATTCCACTTCGGAAGAGAATATTATTCAACTTGTTGATAAATTGAATGAGTTAGCAGAAGAAAACAAACAGTTGCAAAATACAATCGCAAGACTGCAACTCATCAATGATATATTGAGAGATAAAGATTACACTAACTATAAGAAAAAGATACAAGAACTGCAAGAAGAGAATGGGCGATTACGAAGATGTATAAATGAAATATATACTATTGCAAGATTGGAAGAGGTGTAAGTGATGACACGATTAGAGATTGAAGATTATCTTGCTCCACCATCAGTAAGAGCAAATTGGGTTAGTGGGTTTTTAAAATGGTATGTAGGTAGATTAAAAGAAATGAATGAAGAAGAACTTGAAGAAATACTTGATATGATACGATTTGACTGGAAAACATTTAATGGTGATTTGGAATGACAGAGAATAAACGATTTACAATTGAAAATGATATTGAAATGAAAGATAACTGGAATATTAATAAAAGATGTTATCATTTTGGAAATGGTTTTGATGCGAAAGATTGTTGTAATATGCTTAATGAGTTACAAGAAGAAAACCAACAAATGAAACAAAGATTAAGTTATGCAGAAAAAGTTAATAATGGTTTAATTGATGAAAATCATAGATTACGATTAACAATAATTCATTCTTCTGATTTGAATTTTGATATTAATTGGTTAAAAGAAAATTTAAAGGATTGGAATAATTATGAGTGAAAAAAGATATTATCTTCGTGATGATGGTGCAATTTATGATAGGGAATTGTTAAGAACTTTGTCTTTGAATGAAATTGTAGATTTGTTGAATAAATTTGAGGATAGAGAATGGGAAAGATATGTAAATGGTGGATGGTGATTTTTTTATGAGTGAAAAACAATATTATTGTGATGATTTATTAGAATATCGTGATTATGCTATATTTGATTTATCAAAAGCAGATAAAAATATTGAAGATTTCAAAGATGAAGATGGAGATATTCTTGTATGGCAATTTGATAATTATCTTGTTGATGAAACAGATTCAATGATGAGTAGAGAAGATGTATGTAGTATATTGAATGAGTTGGATAAGGAAAATAGGAAACTTAAAAATGAATTAAATTTATCAAAATTAAATTTGAAAGAAAATAACGAAGGATTTGATAAACTTCATAAAATGTATATGGGGCAGATAGAAGAAAACAAACAATTAAAAAAGGATATAGAAGATATTCTTGGAATGCCTTATGAAGAATATTACTGATGGATTATGGTGAGTTTGAATGACTGAAATTTTAATTTCATTTGAATTAATGACAATATTGTATATTATTATTTTAGTTCCATTATTGGTTTTTTTAATTGTTTTTGCATATCGTATTGCAAAAAGTTTAGAAATAGGATTGTTGGAACGATGGAATCGTAGAATAGTTAATGAGAATAAAAAAGTGATATTGGAAAATATTAAAAGTGCTAATGAGTTAAATGATGTGCAGAGAGAATTAAGAAGAGAATTAGAATTAACAAAAAAGGAGTTATCTGAATGATTGAAAAACGATTTGCAGTAACTCAAACAGTATTAGGTAGTGGAATATACGATTATCAAGCAGAAAATGAATTATGTGAAAGTTGCGATGAAGATGCTTATAGAAAAGTTGTAAAACTCTTAAATGAGTTACACGAAGAAAATCAAATATTAGAAAAGCAAAGAAAGGTACATCAACGAATTAGCAGAATAATTGCAACAAATTATAAAGAATTAAAAAAAGAAAACAATGAACTTAAACAACAAAGAGAAGTGTTATTCATTCGTGAAAGAAATACTAAAAACGAATGGAGAGAACTCAAAGAAGAAAATAAAGAATTGAGAGAAATCATTGAATGGGGATTAGAAGTTAGTCAATGTGAAATTAATGAAGAGTTAAGGAGAAGAAAATGACTGAAAAACGATTATTTGTTGGAAGAAAAACTTGTGAAGATAGATTTACAATTATTACTGATTGTGATGGTGAAATTGGAGTTAAAGAAAATCGTAGTGGCGATGTACTTGTTTTAAAACATTCAGATTTGAATGCTCAACAATTCGTAGCACAATTAGTAGTATTCTTGAATGACCAAAATCAAGCAATTGTAGATTTATATGATGGGAGCAAATATTGGTCTGATAAAGCAACAGAAAAAATTAAAGAATTGGAAAAAGAGAATGAGCAGTTAAAAGAAGAAAACAAGGAACTCAAATCCAAATTTAAATTTGAAGAAGTGGATGCAGATTATGTTTTATCATTGCTTAAAAGAACTATTGGTGAATTAAAATATTTTATTAAAGATTATGAAGAAGATGAGATTGATATAACTGTTCATAGTTTAATTCGAGATGTAGATTTACTTTTGGGGGATAAACAAGATATTTTTAGTGGATACATTAGTTTTATTATTGATTGTAATGAAGATTTAGAAAAAGAAAACAAAGAACTTAAAAAGGAAAATCAAATGCTTAAATCGAAACATATGGAAATGCTTGATTTTGTTGAAGATAAAGGAACTGTTACAGTAAATGATATAAAACAATGGTGGAATACTACAAGGTGAAAGAATGACAGAGAATGCTTTAATTACAAATGCAGATTTATTATTTGATGATATTGAAGGAATAAGTGGGCAAAATTTCCGATTGGAATTAACATTAAAAACCACTCATGGTGGAGTTTGTGTTGATTTTAATCCATTAAGATTGCCTCAATTATTAAAACAATTACAATTAGAAAAGTTTAGTGAATTAAAAGGAACTTATGTTCAAATTCCAAAAACTGATATTGGTAAACAAGTTACTGGGATTATGTCAATAATGGCAAAAAATGATGAAAAATGGTTTAAAACTGAAAATCATATTTATTTTGGTTCAGAATTTTTCAAAGGATATGGTGATTTAGAATGAGTGAAACACGATTTATTGTTGAAACTGGGTATCATGGTGTGCATAATATAAAAGATACAGTTACTCATAAAAAGCATGAATTTGTTGATATTGAACCAAGAAATTTACAATCATTATGTGATTTATTAAATGATGTGATTTGATAATGACAGAAAATAAACGATGTTATAATTGCAAATACTGGAATTATGATACTGGATTTTGTGAAGTGAAAACAATATTTACTCTAAAAACAGAATTATGTGAGCATTATGAGGTAGAAGAATGGCAGAAAATAAACGATTTACAGTTGATGGATTAACTATTACAGAAAATAGTCCAAAAGGAAGAAAATATTTATTGGAATATCAAGGAGGAGTTAATGCTTTATGTAGTCGAATAAATGGATTGTTTGATAAGTCCAAACGATTGGAAAAAGAAAACGAGGAACTCAAAGAAAAAAATAAATTTATTCTTGGACAAATTAAAGCATTCAGAGATGATTGTTATACTTATCTTGATTTCGATGGAGCAAGTACATTAAACAGATTACTTGATATTTTAGGGGAGGAAAAGTGAATGACTGAAAAAAGATATTATATTTCATCTGATAGTAATCAGAATATTTATGATACAGAAGAAAAATGTTATTATTCAAGTATTGATGCTAAAAAGTTATGTGATTTGTTAAATGATTTACATGAAGAAAAAGAAGACTGGAAACATAACTGCTTAATAAGTGTAAGTGAGAACAGTATTTTATGGAATGAAATTTCAATATTGCGAGAGCAAGATGCAGAACCATCTGATGCCTTTAAAAACTATGTAAATGGTTTAAAAAATAAACACAACAAATTGCAAGGAGATTTAGAATGACTGAAAAAAGATTTACTCATAGAAAATGGTGTAGGGATAGGAAATTATTTGATGGTGATGAATCATTTGCGATTGTTGATGTCTATATTCAAGCAGAAGAGATTTGTAATAAATTAAATGAATTAGCAGAAGAAAACAAGAAACTCAAAGAAGAAATAAAAGGTTTTGAGGGTTGTAGTCATAACTGGGGATTATTATATGATGAGGCGAAAAATAAAGTTGAAGAATTAAGCAAAGAAAACAAGGAACTTAAAGCATTTATTAAATTATTATGTGATAAGAATAATGAAATATGGTTGGATAATGGACAGATAATAAGGTTAAGAAAAGTATTCAAAGGAGAATGGATTAAATGAGTCGATATGTCGATTATTATTGTCGGCAAAAAGATTGGTGGAGAAATATGGACAATATAGTTATTAACTATCATCATATGGGTGAAGAGAATAGTATGTATCTTGTTCATATGCTTACACCAAAACAGAGAATAGATAGAAGTGCAGTAGTGAAAGGGTGTAGGTGGTGAATATGACTGAAAAACGATTTGAAGTGAAAGGTAGTAAAATAATTGACAATAATGGAGTTAGTTGGGATTTAGAAACAGATGATGGGAGATATTATTTTGTTAAAGAGATTAATCGGCTCAATAGATTATACAAGGAATATTTTAAAAAATATCATAGTTTAAAAAGAGTAGAACATTATGTAAAATATTTAAAGGAAGAATTAGACAAATATGAGGAGATTGAATGACTGAAAATTTGGATTATAATACATTAAGTTGGGTATACACAATTCTTCAAAGAAAAATAATGAGAACAAAAGATTATCAGAAAAGAGCAGACAATAGTTCTTGGGAGATGTTGCTTTTTGAAAATCAAAAATTAGTCTTATTAGAAGTTCAACACGAAATTGATACACTAATGATAAGGGCAAAGCAAGGTGATTTTGAATGACTGAAATTAGTGGTATGAGTTGGCAGAAATGTGCTTTTCAAATTTACAAACATCAAAGATTATATTGCCAATTAAAACAGAAATGGTGCAATAGTAAAGAATGCAAGGAGCAGATGGTTTAAATGACTGAAAAACGATTAATAATATTTTTGATTTGTTTAATTGGATTATTGTTAATTATCCCCATTCATGCAAAAGAAGTAGTTGCAAAAGTAGATGATAAAGGATTAATATATGTAAACGATAATAGAGGTGGAATTGTGGGTACATTACATACTTGTTATGGTGAAATAACAGTTAGTAATGAAGATTATAATAATATCATGGTGAATGATACTATACGATATGATACAGATATGGTAGATTACTTTTGGACACCATTTTGGGAAGTTGAAAAGGTGGTTTGAATGGGAGGAAATAAACGATTTGAGATTGTTAAATCGAAATTGATTAAAGATGGTTGGGTTATAAGTGATAAATTTAAACAATTCACATTTCCTACTTTAAAAGGAGATAAAATGGCATTAATTTCATATTGTAAAGCATTGAATGAGTTACATGAAGAAAACAAGGTACTTGAATTAAATAATGAAGTATTAATTGAAATGGTTCAAGGTTATCAAAAATGGAGTGCAAATAGGAAAGGGTTTTGAATGACTGAATTTTTTCCATTTAACTTTGGTAAGTTATTAATGATTGAAAATGAATGGGAGAATTTGAAATGTAGGAATTGTGGTGGAGAAATGGAATTGGAAAAAATTAATGAATTTGAAGAAGTTAAGATTTGCAAAGATTGTAGATGGAAAGTATTATTTATTAAAAAGTTAAGGAATGATTTGAATGACTAAATGTGAAACTTGTAAATATTGGGATTGTGATACTGGACATTGTAGTATGAAAATGATTATTATAAGCAGTAATGGTGCAAAGAATATATTTTTTTGTGGAAAGAATGATGAGGATTTAGAATGACTGAAAAACGAGAGTATAGTTTGTGCATTGATTGTAAGTATCAAAATGGCACTTGGGTATCTGATAGAGAAGTAGACACTTGGTGTACTATAAAAAAAGGAATTGATTGTGATGAAGTATTTGAATGTGATATGTTTAAGGAGGAATTGGAATGAGTGAAAAACAATATAGGCAAATTGTATTTATTATACTATCATTATTTATTATTGGGATTGGTTTAATTGCATTTGGAATTGAATTAGGAATGTATTTATCTGTAATAATGTTTTTAGGATTTATCATTCTTGCATTACATTGGTTATTAATTGGATTATGGGAAGAAGAGGATTAAAATGACAGAGAATAAACGATTTTATATGGATAAGAGTGGGGATTTATATGATAGAGAAAATAAAACTGTGATGATTGATTTCGGTTACTCTTATGATGGAGTAGGTTGTAAGAGAATTATTGATTTACTGAATGAATTACATGAAGAAAATCAATTTTTAAAAGAAAAAGAGAAAGATATGTTAGATTATTTGAAAAAAGAATATGATTTTATTTATAATCAAAAAAGGAAACATTTTGATGATGCTATTCTTGTAACAAGTTATGAGTTAATCGAATATCATATTAGAAGTATGATTGAGCATTTGGAGAGATTATAATGGATAAAAATAAACGATTTTGGTGTTTAGATGAATATAAAGGTGAAACTTCACCTATTGTTGATAAGAAATATGCTCCAACCAATGAATGGTTATGTAATAAGTTAAATGAATTATATGAAGAAAACCTACAATTAAAAAAAGAGATAGTCTTTCTTCAAAACAGTTTACATGACTGTAATATGAAATCAAGGAAACTTGTAATATATGAAATGAGAGATGCATTGGATAAAATGGAGAGATATGAATGACTGAAAAACGATTTACAATTGAACCGACAAGTATTAGAGAATGTATTGTTGATAATACTACTGGTGAGCAATTAGATACTTTTGATTATACAGAACGATTATGTGAACTCTTGAATGAGTTTGATGAATATATTAAAGAATTAAAACAAGAAGTTGAGTTATTAAGGGAGGGTTTGAAAGCATATGATGGAAATTTACCATTATATTTGACTCCTAAAGAAATAAGAGATTTTAATTCAGATTTATTTAAATTTAAAATAAGAGAACAAAAATTTTACAAAGAGCATCCAAGATTATGTAAAATTATTATCGATGGTAAGGAGTTGAATAATGAGTGAAAAACGATTTGAATTGAATGTAAATCAACATAATCAATGTGATATTGTTGATTGGGTAGAGTCAAAAGAAAAGAATGCTATTTGTATTTATAATGATTTAGGATGTTATCATTTTTCTTCTGCAAAAGCATTATGTGAACTTTTGAATGAACTCCATGAAGAAAATCAACACTTGAAAAAAGAAGTGGAAGAAATGAAAAAAGTAATTATTACTAATGAATTAGTAGAATGTCTGTCAAAGAAAATAGAATAAAATGACTAAAAGAACTGATTGCAAACGATTTGAAATTATTCCACATCTTGGGATAATTGATAATCTTACTGGTGAATTATTGATGACAATGCAAGATTGTTGTAGAGTATTAAATAAAACTGATGAGAGAGCAAATAAAATTGTGGAAGAGTTATATGAAGAATTATATGAATATAGATATAATAAAAAATTATAATAAGGAAGAGTAAGGATTATGATAGAAGTTGAAAAAGCAATTGAATATTTTGGTAAATGTAAATCTAAACATTTAAGTAGATTTAATGAAAAAACACCAAAAGGTAATGTTATTAAAGGATGGATATGTAGGAAACCTAATAGGTATCTTGGTTCTTTATTAATTGATGAAGTAAATAATGTTGAATCTGAACAATTTATTCAATCAATGCCTAAAATTGAATATTTTTCAGATGAAAGAAGTATTAATCTTGATTATGATTGTATTTGTTATGAAAAACTTGATGGTAGTTGTTTAATTATTTATCCTTTACTTGATGAAAAAGGAAATATTATTGAAATTGTTCCGAAAACAAGGGGAAGAGCAGTAGCAGATAGTAATTTTGTTGAATTATACAATAAAATTGACAAATCTAATATTCAACATTATTATAAAAAACATTTGGGTGTATTAATGTTTGAATTATATGGTATACTTAATCAACATGAAATTATTCATTATACTACTGGTATTGATATTAAATTAATTGGTTGTTATGATGGAAATGAATTTTTTAATCCAATGAAATTATGGATTTTATGTTTAAAACATAATTTCAGACAACCCGACCAAGTATTTAGAATTGAAAAAGGAAGAATATACATTACTTCGGAGAAATATAGATGGTATTTTGATGAAATACCTATTGAAGAGTTAATGCCTCCAACAATAATTGATTGTATTGATAAAATCCAATATTTAATGGAATATTTAAATAAAAAATTTTATGAATCAAATGGCAGAATTGCAAGTGAAGGAGTAGTTTTGAATTGTACTACTATGAATAATACTCAAAAATATATTAAAATTAAACCAAAAGATATTGAAAATAAACATAGAAGTGAAAATGGAATTCCTCGAAGTAGCATTACAAAAGAAGTATTAAAATATTTTGATGAATATGGTAGTGAAGTTGATGAGATATATAAAACATATAAGAATCATCATACTGAATATTTACATAGAATGTTAAAAGAAGAATATTCTGATGAATTAATAAAAAAATCATCTAAAAAAATTGAAAAAATATTCATGCAAATATGGGATTCAAAGCAAATTCCAATGTCTATTCATTATATTGCACAAGAATTATTTGATAAATATTCAAATAAAGGCATTACTCATTGTATGAGAATGTTTGCCCAAGAATATCCTATGAAAAAAAAGGATTCAAAAACAATATATCATGTATTAGAAAAATTGTTTATTAGAAATAAAGTTGATTTAAATGGCACATAAAGGATTAGGATTAATGTTTACACTTGCAAGAAGTTTAGGTATGAATTGGGATTTCGGAACAATTTTTATATTGGAGATTTTTCCAGTTATTGTTTTCATGAGTATTATTATTTTATATTTGTATATATTTACATCTGATTAGAGTTGATAATTATGTATATTGAAGAAGCATGGAAAAAATTTATTAAAGTAGTATTAGAAAATGGAGAAAAACATGAAAAAGATGATGGTGATGTATTGCAAGAGCATCTTATTAATCATTGTATTATTGATAATCCATTAAAACAAATAGGTAATACAAATATTAAAGGAGAACAATTTATTGATTTGATTAAAAAAGGGGTTTTTGACATTAAACATTATCCAATGAAAGGAGAAGCATTAGCAGAATATGTTAGTAGTCTTGATGATGAATATATAATTAAAAGTAGTGATTTTATATATACATATCCGGAAAGAATATTTAATATTCACCAAGCAGATAGAAATGATGTAATTGACAATATTAATCAATTTGAAGTTGTTTGTGATAGATTAAGGGAACATGAGGGAAGTAATCGTGCAGTAATGACATTATATAGTTCTGCATTAGATAAAGACCAACAACATATACCATGTTTACAATTTATACAAGCAACAATAAGAAACAATAAATTAATGTTGCATATATTTTTTAGAAGTAATGATTTATATTCTGCATTTCCATCAAATATGTTATTTATAAGTTATTTAGGAATAAAATTAACAGAAGAATTAAAAAAAGAATATCCTTTATTAGAGTTTATTGGGATTAATTATAATTCCAGTAGTTTACATATTTATGAGGGTGATTTAGAACAAGCAAGAGATGTATTAGATGATTAAGAGGTTAAGTTTAATGAAGTGTGCAAATTGTATTTATTATGAAAATAATATCTGTTATAGAAAGGGTAAAAGAGCATTTCATTCAGATATGGTATGTCAATATTTTGTATATGAAAATGATAATTATGAAGAAGATATGTTGTTAAAATGATTAAATGATAACATTTAAATAACACTTTTGTTCAGAAATATAATATAAGAAGATAATTCATTAAAATGGAGTAAGAAAAAATGGGTATTCATTTAAGTACAAAAATAAGAAAAAGAAATGCAGATTATTTATTTGTAGATGATTTAAGTAAAGATTGTTATGAAAATGCATTGTTCATGGTTACTTTTAAATATTATACTTTAAAACCGGAACAAGTGGAATTTATTGATGAATATTTGCAAAATCAATTAAAAAATTTAATAGAAATGATTAATGGTTATGATGATTCATCAGTTCATAGTGGTTCTCATGAAGATAGAATTAAACAATTAGAAAATGAAATTGCAACATTAACAAATAATGTGAACAGTCAAGCAACAATTTATGGTGTATTGAAAATAACACCAAATACTGTAAATATGGACTTCAACAAAGAAGGAACTATGTTAAAATTCACAAATAAAGATAATGGAGTATATACAACAAGTATTTTACAAAAAGAAACTCCACTTGAAATTATTTTACCAATTGGAGAATATACTGTTAATGTAGTAAATTCATTAAATGATGTAAAAGATAGTGTATTTACAGAATTATGGGAAAATGCAATAAGTGAAGATAATAATCATACTGCAAAATATACTGTTGTTGAGGGAAATACTGATTTAATAATAAATATAGAGTATGAATAAAATTATGAAATTTGAAGATGCAAAAGAAAAAATGAGTGCTATTCATAAATTACATACTGCAAGAGATTCAGATGGAGAAACAATATTTTATAAAAAACCATATTCTGCAAAAAAAATTACAATTATAACTACTGATAATAAAGAAGTATTTGATTTACATAAAGTAACTCATTTGTCATTAGATGAATTGGGAGTGTTGGTTCAATATAAACCAGTTAATACAAATAAAATGTATCCATTCCCATTAAATAATATTGAAGATATTATTGTGGAAACATCATAATAATATCATTATTTTTTTTATATTCTTAAATTTTAAGGAAACCAAAAAAATCATGGTAAAAAATAGATTTAGATTAAAAAGAAATAAATTATATATTTTTCCATTTTCAGATTTGCATTTGGGTTCGCCTAACTGTGATTTAGAGTATTTTCAATATTGGGAAGATGTATTTAAGAATACTCGGACAAAACATAAAGTTATCTATTTATTAGGCGATTTAATTGATATGCAGAATCTTCGTATAGGTGCATTTGAACAAGATTTAAGTGCAGATGAACAACTTTGTGAATTAATAGATTTATTGAAACCTTATAAAAAATATATCAATTACATGACAACTGGAAATCATGAAAAAAGGAATAAAAAAGATTATAATTTAGATGTAAGTAAAGTTATTAGTGAAATTCTTAATGTGCCATATGATAAATCAGACTTTTTTGATAAATTATTGATTAATAATAAAGAATTTATTATTTATGGAAAACATGGAACTAAATTTTCTCAAAGATTAGAGTTAGCAGAGGGAGGATTTATTCGTGATACCAATAATATTGTGTGTGATTTAGCAATGTGTGGACATAATCATTATGTTGATTATTTTAATAGACCTATAAGAACAAAAGAAGGAATAAAAAGAAAACATTATGTTTTTTCGGGTCATTTTTTGAATTATAAAAATTCTTATGCACATGAAAGGAACATGAATCAAGTGCCACAAGGATTTTTAAGATTGAATATTGATAGAAATCATGTGGTTAGGTGTGAAGAATATTCAAAAGATATGATGTTTTCTGATTGGAAAGGATAAAAGAAATATTGGAGAAGTTATTAGATAAAAATGTATTATGAAGATATAACAAATTTATTAAATAAATATTCTTCTAAACAACCGGGTGAAAGATGGAGTCCTACAACTGAAAAAAGGAAAAATAAAATTGTAGAAAGAAATAGAAAATTAAGATTATTTGATGCTATAAATTCTGAATATTGGCAACTGAAAGGAACTCAAATTGATAGGGCAAAATATTTAATTAAACAATTGAATTTTAATGATATTTGTCCAAGATGCTCATCAGAACAAATTATTGTCATGATATGCTATTTTGTAAAATGTGAATATAATCCTCGTTACAGTAGTAACTGGTGTAAAAGAGTTTTTGAAGAATATAACATTAGTAATTTTCTTATTGAAAGATTTCTGATTTATTTGGTTGAATATGAGATAAACCAAAGAAAATTTTTATAAAATACTGTTTTAGAATATACAATATATAGTAAGAGAGTGAGAGAAAGATGTTTAAAAATTGGAAAACAGTAGATAATAGGTATGATTATCATACTGAAAGCGAAAATCCAATATTAAAAAAAGATACACATCATGCAGAAATAATTGATATTACAGATGGATTAGTAGTAGATGAACAGATACTTATCATACCCGATTATAAATTAGATAATCATGAAGTATTAAGACAAGATGATGTATGGTGTGCATTTGGAAGGTCAAAAATATAAATTAGATGATTAATATGGTAGTGAACGAAAAAGATATTTGTTTGCATGAAGAACAAATTTTAGGTCAATCAAGAGCAATCGAAAGATTGGAAGTAGAATTAAATTATAAAAAAGAAAAACTTGATGACTTAAAAGAAGATAATCGTAGAATGGAAGAAAAGATAGATGAAATTAAAGAATGTGTGAATGAATTAATTCTAAAATCAAAAACTGATGATGACAAAATTGAAAAAAAATTCACTGCCATCGAAAAAGATTTGGATAGAAGATTATCTAAAATTGAAACAAGACAAGAAATTTTAGAAGAACAAGATAAAAAAAATCGTGCAGAAACAAATCTCAAAATAGCAATTGTGTCATTAACATTTGGTGCAATAACAACTATTATAGGAGTAATTTCTTTTGTATTACTTCATCATTAAATTATAAGAATTTTTTTAATAAAAAAGGTGTAAAAATATGGTGGATAAAGACATAGTTATTGAAAAAATTGATATAAATTCATTAGTTCCGGCAGATTATAATCCAAGAAAAATAAGTGATAAGGATTATGCTAATTTAAAGAATAGTATTGATGAGTTTGGTATTGTAGACCCAATTATTGTAAATTTACATGATAATACTATTATAAGTGGACATCAAAGATTTGATGTTTTATTTTATGAAAAAGATGTATCTGATTTATATTTAATAAAACTTGGTGATGTTGGTTGGGTATTTACAGATACGGATTTAAAAATAAAAGATAAAAATCATGAAAAAACATTAAATTTAGCATTAAATAGGATTCATGGTGAATTTGATGAAGATTTATTAAATGAAGTTCTTATAGAATTAGAAGAAGTTAATTTAGACCATTTGACTGGATTTGATTTAGAATTAGATGATATTGATTATGATTTTATCACAAGAATAGATGATGATTTTGAAGAAAATGTAGAAGAAGTATCTGAAGAATATGAAGATGATGATTTTGAAGAAATTATTGAAGATATAGATATTGAAGATGATACTGATGAAACTATTGAAGATGAAATCAAACAAAAAAATAATAATGAAAATAGAATTCGTAGAGGTTTCGTGAAATATGGTGATATATATAAAATTGGAGAATCATCATATTTAATGTTTGGTAAAAACACAAATGAACAAGATAGAACAAAATTATTAAATTGTAATATTCAAAAACAATTACCAAACATTCCAAAAGATATTGATAAAATAAAATCAATAAAACAAGAAATTAATTATTATATGTGCAATGATGCAGAGATAGTGGAAGACATTATTATAAATAATAAAAAAATATGTAAAAGAATTACATGAAATCGGAAGAAAAAGTTAAAACCAAATTAGGTTTAGTCCATCAAAATAACAAAGGATACTATCGATTAGGTAATAATAAATTACTTCATAGAACAATATGGGAAAAATTCTATGGAAGAAAAATCCCAAAAGGATATGTAATCCACCATAAAGATTTCAATCCACATAATAACTCTATTTCCAATTTACAATTATTAACAGTAGAAGAACATCTTAAACTGCATCATGAAGGCAAAAAATTAGATGATAAAGTTAAAGAAAAATTATCTAAAAACAAAACAACAACTGGTTATTTTAGAGTAAATAAGAAACCTTGTCCAAAATGTAAGCAAGGATTTATATATAGATACCAATATTATGATAAAAATAATGTAAGACAATCAATAACCAGTACAAGTTTAAGAAAATTAGCATTAAAAGTACAAAGTAAAGGATTAACTTGGAAAAAGATATAATATTATGGTAGATTCAGAAAAAGAATATAAAAAACCAAAAAGCAATAAAAATTTAAAAATATCAAAAGAATTAATTGATAAGATATATAATGAAATTGCAAGAGGTGTTCCGATACATTATGCTTGTATGATTGCCGGAATATCAAAAGAATCATATTATAGATGGATACGATTAGGTAGAGAAGAAGATGATGATTCTGATTCATTATATAAATATGTTCAATTAAAACATGATGAAGCAATAGCATTAGCAGTAGCAAGTAGGGTTGAAAAGATTAGAATAGACCCATCATGGCAAAGTGCGGCGTGGTGGCTTGAAAGAATGGCTCATGATGATTTTGGTAAGAAACAAACAATTGATGCTAATGTAAATGCAAAAGTAAAATCAGAAGATATTAGTGAATTATTTGATAATGATAAAGTATCAAAAATATTAGATGAAGAAAAAAATTAATTAAATTTTATTTGATGGGTTATAAAGAAAAATTATGGATAAGGACAAGATAAGTGAAATAATTAATGACCTTTATTTATTTTATCGTGTTTTTGTAGGTTCACATTTTGCAGATAATCAACCCGCTCCACATATTAAGAAGTTGAGTAGGGAATTAATGAAAATGTATGATGGTTCTGATAAATCATATAAAAGATTATGTGTAGCAATGCCTCCAAGACATTCAAAGTCAAGTCTTATCACATTAGCATTCCCAATGTGGTTAATATTCCATAATCCTCATTTAAATATCTTAATTGTTACTAACTCCGGAAGTTTATCTGAAAAATTCGGTATAAGTTTAAGAGAATACATTAATGAATATGGTAAATATTTTAATGTTTATCTTTCAGATGTTAAAAAATCATCAAGTTATTTAATGTTTTGTGATGAAGATAAAAAATTATATAATGGTTCTATTAGACTTGTAGGTAAAGGAGGAAGTATTACTGGTACTGATGCAGATGTACTTATTTTGGATGATATATATAAAGGATTAGAAGAGGAATTTACTCCATCTGCATTACAAAAAACAATTGATTGGTATAATAATGTCATAGAACAAAGAATTGAGAGTCATACTCTTGAAGTGATATTGCATACAAGATGGAATTCAATGGATATTCAAGGGTATTTAAAACAGTATGACCCAAATTCTTATCATTTCATAGAATTCCCGGCAATTCTTGATGATGGTACACCTTTGTGGAAAGAAAAATACACAATTGATGTGCTTGAAAAGAAAAAAGAAAGAATGGGAATGAGAATGTTCAATGCAATATATCAACAAACTCCAATGGATGAAGATTCAGATTTCTTTGATTTAACTAAATTAAAAGTTGGAAAACCAACAAATGCAATTTGCATAGGTAAATGTAGAGCATGGGATTTAGCCGGTTCAACTGATGAAAAAGGAGATATGAACGATTATACAGTTGGTGTATTAATGGAACTGTATGATAATAATTGTGTTTGTATAACAGATATTGTTCGTGGACAATTTGGAACATATGTTAAAGAAATCATTAAAGAAACTGCAATGAGTGATGGTATTGATACTCATGTAGTTATTGAAACTGGTGTTGCCGGTGCGGGAAAATTATTATATGCAGAATATAAAGAACAATTAAGAGGATTTATTGTAGAACAAGCATTACCAATAACATCAAAAGAAGATAGAGCAACACCATTCAAAAATGCAATGTTAGATGGTTTAGTATATATTGATGTTGGAGAAGAAGTTAAAAAAGAGTTTAAATTAGAATTAAGTGGATTTCCATTCACAATTCACGATGACCAAGTAGATGCGACCTCTCATGGATTTAATTATCTTTGTAGGATGGATAGAGGAATAACACCGGACATACAGTTTATTGATTTATTTTAGGAAGTTGAGAAGTTTATTATGAATATTTTTAATAAAGCATATGAAGGATTAAAGAATAATCTACCATTTGTTCGTAAACCAACTGTAGATTCTGCTTATGATAATTTTCTCGATAGATTTATTAATGGTCAATATAGTTGGGTTACTGAACCACGAAATAAATCAACTGGAATTGGTTGGCGAACTTATTATAGAGCCGGAAATAATGTATGGGTTAATGCTTGTATCCAAGTTTATGTGAATGAAGTGAGAAATCTTGGATTTAAAATTAAAAGTCTTGAAGATGGTTATACTAATCTTTCAAGAGTTAATTATTTGACAAATTTATTTGATAATCCGATGGGATTATATTCACAAGATACATATGCTACATTACAGAGTAATATGTGGGCATCATTATTATTAATGGGTGATGCATTTTGTGAAGTTATTTATGATGATGTATATTCAAATGTACCAATTGGATTTAAATATATTCCATGTGAAATAATGACTTATTATGAAGATACAGACCAATGGGGTTTTATTGATAATAGTCATAGATTTGAAGCAGAAAATATAATTCATGTTAAAGAACCATCATTAAGAAGTAAAGTATGGGGAAAATCCCCAATTGATGTTCTTGCTCATGATTTAATTTTAGAAATTCTTGGAAATGATTTCACTCAAGAAATTCTTGAGAGAAAAGGATTAGACCCAAGTGGATACATTAAATTTGAGTCACAATTAAATGACCAAGCATACAATCAAGAAATTGCTCGAATGAAAACAATGGAGCATCAGAACCGACATGGTACTATGATTCTTCGTGGAGCAGATTTCAAGAATATTGGTATCACATCAGAAGATATGCAATATGCAGATATGATACGAAATATTCGTGATAGAATATTAGCAACTTTTGGTATGCCACCTTACAAAGTTGGAATTATTGAAACAAGTAATCTTGATTTAGGTAGTGGAAATAGTCAAGATAAAAATTTCAAGAAAACTTTTCAAGGTAAAGCAAAATTATTTGAAGATGCTTATAATAAAGTATTAGGAAGAAGTGCATTCCATGAATATTTTAAATATAATGATTTAGATATTGAAGATAAATTAGTTAAAGCCCAAATTGAAGATATACGAATAAAAAATGGTACATTATTACCAAATGAAGTTCGTAAAGGATATGGTCAAGAACCTTTATATGATAATGCATATATTCCATCAACTCAAAAAAATTTAAAAATGTATAGGTCTGCATTAGAATATGAAGGATTAATTGAAGATAGTAATTTAAAATATTATAATCATGAGTAAAATAACAGTTGATGAAGAGTTGTTTAATAAACTTCTTCTAAAATCATTACCTCCCGAATATGAAGTGTTATTAAATGATGAAGCATTAACTGAAGAAGAAGAAGAATATTATTATTATATTTTATTAATTCTTGATGGTCAAGTTAAAGAAGTTAAAGATTGGGTTACTTCTGATGTCTTTGAACAATTATTAAATGATGTTGAAAATTTACCATTAGGATTTTTTGATGAATTCAAATTAAAAATGAGAGTTTATCTTCAAGATAAATTTGAAGTATTATTATTACCTTTATTGATGGGATTTTATCATGAAAGTAATCGAATATCTTATCAATCAATGAATCTTAAACCAATTTTAACTGATAATGATTTATTAAATTTTATTGAAATTAGGCAATATAATTATGACCTTTTAACTAATTTATGCGATGATTTAGATAAGAATTTCAAGGATATTATACTTGATGGTGTAATCAATAAAAAAAGTGTAAGTGATATAGCCCAAGAATTAGAAGTTGCGGGAATTAGTCCTTTAAATAAACATACTGCACAACAAAGAGCAAAAATGATTGCAAGAACAGAAGTTAATTCTGTTAAAAATAAAGCAAGATTACAAGCATATAAAGACAATAATATAAAATGGGTAGATATTGTAACAATGGGAGATAATAAAGTATGTACTGATTGTTTAAATCTTGAAGCCCATAATCCATATCATATAGATGAAGTGAATAATTTACTGCCAGTTCATCCAAATTGCAGATGTGTATATGCAATTTCAAATACAAATTATCAAATGACTAATGAATATTATGATGAATATGATGATATTTTTCAACTATAATTCGATTTAGGTAAAGAATTACATTGCAAAGGTTCGATTCCTTTTAGTTGAACTTCAGAACATAATTTTTATGTTCTGTTTTTTTATAACCCACCATATTAATTTGTGGAAAGGAGAATATTCTCCTTTTCATGTTTAAAAAAAAAAACAATAAAATAAAATATCACCTCCATTTCTCTATTAATGTGGTGGAGATTTTATTTTTAAAATCAAAAAAAGAGAGGAGAGAATAAAATAGATAATTATGGACATTAAACAAGATTTCAAAGTTTATTGTTCCACCAATTTGAAAGAACTAAATAAATCTCTTGTTGAAACTGCATTTCAAGAAGATGGTGCATTATATCTTGAAGGTATAGCATCAACTACAAATGTAGATGAAGATGGAGATTATATGACTAAATCTTGTCTTGAAGATATGAAAAGACAAGCAATTGGTTTAAATGTTCTTAAAGAACATGGTCGGACATTAGATGATATTGTGGGAAATGTATCACAAGTTCTTGAATCTAATGGCGATAATTTTAAAATAAAATTTAAAGTTTTACCAAGATACGAATATTATATTTTAGAATTATTAGAAAATGATATTAATCTTGGATTGTCAATCGGTGCGAAAGCAACTGATTATGAACCGAACGATGCTTCTGAATATGGGTGGAAGATAAACAAAGTAAAATTATACGAAATTTCACTTGTACCTCTTCCGGCAAATTGGGATTCATTTGGTTCGGTGAAAGTTAGTAAAGAGTTAGATGATAATGGAATCGTTGCAAAATGTTTCAATGGTGCTTGTAAATTATTATTGAAAGAATATTCTGAAAAGGATATTGATAAAGAATTAGAAGATGCACAAAAAAAAGGAGATGAAAAATATCTAACAGAAAAAGAATGCATCAATATTATTAATGAAGCAAGTCTTGAAATATACGAAAGATTATTATCTGAAATTATTGATGAAACTAAAAAAATGATTGAAAAATATCATTTGGATACAAAAGGTTCATCTAATGAATCTGAAAAATCAAATGATAAGAATACTAATGAGAATTCTTCCAAGAAGGAAGATGAGGAGAAAGAAAAAAGTATGAAAACAGAAGATAAAGAAACTATTGATGTTGAAGAAACTCCTAATGTTCAAAAAAACTTGGAGGAATCTGAAGGAACATCAAAAGAGGAAATTGAAATGGAAAAAGAAAAAGAAGTAGAAGTTAAAAAGGAAGTTGAAGATGCAGAAGTGGAAATGAAAATATCTGTTGAAGAAGTTTCCAATACTGATGTTCTTAAAAAAATGAGTGAAATGCAAGACTTTTTTGTTAAAAAATTCGATGAAGAATTAGAAGTTAAAGTTAATGAAAAAGTTGATGCAATGAGAGAATCAATTCGTAAAGAAGTTGAAGAAGAATTATTTAAGGATTTAACTACTGAAAGAAAACCAGTTGAAACTGAACAACCGGAAGTAGAAAAAGAATTAGAAGAAGTTGAAGAAGTAGAAGTTGAAAAAAGTAAAGCAATGAGTACACATGACATTGCAAAAATGTTATGTCCTTAAATTAGATTTTTTAGAGATTATAAAATAAATTAAAATAAAATAAAAATTATTAAATTATAAGAAGTATTATGAGATTATCTGAACAATTACAAACAAAATTCGCAACTCGTAGTGAATTAGAAGCATTACAAAAAGCATATGATGAACATATTCAAACTGCAGTAAATCAACCGGGTGGAAATATGCAATCTGCACCGGGAACTGCCGATGTAATGATTACTGTTGATTATGATGCAGAATTACAAAGATTAGTAAATCACCAATCACCATTTTTAACTTATTTGGAACAAAATGGTTGTGTTAGTGATGCAAAAACCGCAAAAGTCGGTTACAGAGTAAAAGAACAAAAAACAACTTCCAGTTTCATTGCAGAAACTGAAGATTTACCAAGACATGACCCATCTTTATATACTGATGAAATTGCTAAAATGCAAACTCTCGTATATCCAATTGAAATTAGTGACCTTGCAATGAGAGGTGTAGATGCAATTGATTTATTAGAAGATGAAATTCGTGATGGTTTCTTGGATATGGCACAAACCAAAGATATTGCATTATTACAAGGTAAAAAAGCAAATAATGGTTTTGATGGGGTATTTAACACTATTACTACTCATACTGAAGATATGGGTGGAGAACCAATTACCAAAGATGCAATTGATATTCTTGCACAAGAAATTATTGATGATGGTGGTAACCCATCTGCAATTTTAACTACTGCAAAAGTGGGTAGACAATTAAATGATATTCTTTATCCAAATACAAGAATTATCGACCAAGTAGACCTTACTCTCGGAACAAGAGTTACTGGTTATCATGCTCCAAATGGTCAAACTATTCCTATTATTGTAGACCCAAATATTGATACTACTGATGGAGATATGTTTTCATTTATTGATAATAACTCACTTCGTGTAAGAGAATTAGTAAAACCATCCATTACTGCATTAGCAAAAACCAAATTATCCACTTCAAGAGTGTTATTCACATTCTTTACATTCTATAACAGAGCAGAATATAGAAATGGTATGCTCACCGGAATTGGAGATGCTTAAGGAGGATAATCTCTTATGGCATTAACTAAAAAACAATTAGCAATGATTGATTCATGCCCAATTTTGAAGGGAATGAAATCAGAATTAGTTGCAGTTTTAGGAGGAGAAGAAGAAGAAGGAGGAGAAAATACTTCTTCTACTGAAACCCCCATAAAAAGAACAATTAATGTTTCAGTAACTGATGGTACTGACCCAATCAAAGGAGCATCAGTAGTATTAACAAAAGGTGCAACTGAAATAGCATCATCAACAACTGGTGATGCCGGTGGATGTACTTTACAAAATGTAGAAGATGATACATATACTATTACAGTTACAAAAGAAGGATTTACTGAATATAGTGCATCAGTAACTACATCTGAAAACAATACAAGTTTAAGTGTTAAATTAACTGCAACTTCTTAAAAATAAAAAATAAGATATTTTAAATTTTATATCTTTTTTTTATTTTATACTTTAATTAATTAAAAATTTTGGAAAAGGATTATGATAGATTGTGATATACTTGAAGAAGAAAAAAATTGGGCTTCAGAAAATTTGGTGTCTGTTGAGGACTTAAAATTATTATTCAAATTAAATAATATTCAAACACAATTTAATGATGATGAATTAAACCAATTAATAAGTATAACACAAAAAAGTATGTTGGCAGAATTGGGGATTACATTAAAACCAATTCAACATAAATATACAGTTTATCCGAATTATACTGAACCACGAAAACAAACAAGAGTACCAGTAACATTACCATTAGTTCATGTTAAACATATTGATGAAATAAAAGTAAACAATAAAATTCTTGTAGAAGATATTGATTACGAATTCGATGAAAAAAATAGTATCATATTCTTAAAACCAAGATGGCATAAAGGATTTTGGAGATGGTGGTGGTACTGGCATTGGGGAATAGCAGTATCAGTTAAAATAAAATATACAACACAATTTGATGCAGATGAATTAATATTGGATTTATTAGGTAGTTTACTTGGTGATATATTAGTATATAATCAATTACCAATGAATCAAAGAGATGTTAAAAGCATTAAAGAAGGAGATGTTACTGTATCATGGGATAATGATAATGCACATAGTTTACCTAAAGCAATAAATAATAAAAAGGACAGACTTCTTGATTTACTTAACAGTAATCCAAGAGTAATGATGATATAAAATGGTTTATTTTCCAAATTGTTATATTCAAATATTTGAAGAACAAGAAAACGATGAAGAGTGGGATAAATATACTGGAGAACCTAAAACTGAATGGGTTTTAATTGATACTCTTTATGTTGATTTTCAAAGATTAAGTGAAGAAGAACAACAACAAGAATGGGGTAAAGAATTAAAAGATACATTCAAAGTTTATGTTCCTTTACATACTCATATTAATAATCGTTGTATTGTTAAAATAATTGATGACATAGAAGATAGGACATTTGATGTGATTGGTGAACCGGAATATTGGAATAGATTTCATATGTTTCGTAAAATAATATTGCAAGTTCAGAGGAGAGAACAAATATGATTTCTACAAGTGTGAGAATATCACCATCATTGCAAAGAAAATTACAAAAATCTTGGATGGATAATAATGTAAGTAAGTTAGTTGATTCTGTTGCTACACAATCATTATGGAATATTCGTGAATATGGTTTTGGTTCTGCCGGTGGTAATAAACCAAGTGGTGGTGCACCAATTTGGCAAGGTAAAATATATGATAATACTCATTATAGAGGTTATTTGTCTGAATCTCATCAGATTGTTAAACAAGCCAATAATCATGCTCAAATTGTATCTTCTGCCGATTTTCTTGAAGGAGTTATTGAAGGATATTCTACAAATTGGGCAGATAGTGATGGGAATCCATACATATTTCCACCCAATTATTATCATAAAAGAGCGGTGGATGAATTATACACTTCTCAAACAATACCAATAAGTTGGAAAAATATTATTGATGGAGTTGGTATGTTATGAATCATATTAAAAAAACTTTTGTTAAAATATTAAGAGGAAAAATTCATATTGATGAAAAACCAATTCCAGTTGTTATTAAAGATTATCCTTACGATAAGACTCCATGTGTAACTATTAGTGGATTTAATCGTGATAAAGGGAAACATAGAAGACAACAAGTTAATGTTTTAAGTAAATTATCTGAAGACCATCCATTATATGACCCAAAATATCCGGAAAAAAGGTATCCACATAGTGCAGAGTATAGTGTAAAAAGTTATGAGGTAGACATTCATGTTTGGTGTAATTCAGAAGAAGAAAGAGAATTAATAGTAAACCAAATCTATGATTGTTTATTTTATTGTATGAATTTACATTATGCTTTTTGTGTGAGATATGACCCACATGACCATTCATGTGAAACAAGTGGTGAAGTTTGTGAAGCAATAACAAATAAAGGTTGGCATGGTTTAAGAGGACAATGTCCTAATCATCATAATCATCCTTTGAATATAATGAGTAAAAATGGTATAATAAAAAATAGTGTACATATTAGTCCAGATTATGAAGCAGATTATAGAGATAAAAGACAACCTTTAAAACATAGTGTTATTGAAGTCAATTTAGATTATAAACGAATTAAAGTTATAAAAAGTAATCCTACTTTTAAAATTATTAATAAAATGTAATATTTGAGGAAATTATGGTTAAAAAAAAGAACGAAGAGAAAAAAGAAAAACCATCACAAAAGAAACCAGTTAAAACTACTAATAAAATAGAAGATGTAAATGTTGAAATTGAAGAATTTTCAATATCAGAATTATTAGCAAAAAAAAGTATTAAACCTTTAAATGCAGTTGGTTTTCTTAATTATTATGGTTTAGATGAAGATTTCAAAAAGGAATTTGAAAATAGAATAGTTATCAACAAATTTTCCGAAGGAGAATTTGATGATATGTATAAAAGATATATGAAGAGGGAAATTTAGGTAGAATATGGCAGTTGAAAAAGCACCTTATTTAAATTATACTGAAGTTACATCCTACAATGAATATATTAATAATGGTTCTGAAATTCCATTATTTATTGTAAAAACAAATAATTTAGTTAATGTAGCAGATATTACTTCAGAAAAAGTTTTAAGTTTTATATCTTACAGTAGATTTAAAAAATATTTCAATATTAGTGATGAAGAATCATTATATAATGAATTAGATGATTCCATAAAAGAATTAGATGCTCTTGTAAAAGATTTCTTTGTGGAAAACAGTATGTATGGTGGAAATAACACTTATGGATTAACAGTACCATATATTTACATAATTGATGTGGGAAATAATCCAACTGTAAACCATTATATTAAAGCATTATCTGTTAGTGAAGTGAAGAAAAATTCTACAGTAGTTGTATTCCCAAATACTGAAGATATTGAATTCATGAATCAAGTTAATATTAAATTGAAAGAAGAAACCAAAAGTGGTTTGTTAAGAATAGGATATTTTGCAGTCACCGGTCAAGGTGAATTTACAAGATGTACAATTGGAAATCTTATTTTACCTAATTTTAACCATCATGGTTTCAAAAATCAAGTTAAAGGATATTTGAAAACAGATAATTCTGATGAAGAGAATGTAATTCAAGACTTTTATAAAACAAAAGAATACAAAAATGCAGATAAACTTGAAAAAAGTAAAAATATTATTTATCATGATTTAGAAACTTCTAAAGATTATAAATATGAAAACAATTCTTTTGTTGAAGTTGATTTAGATTCACTTGAAGGCTATTCAGAAGTTATTGAAGTATATAAAGATAATACTACTGGTAAATTTTATGAAGATTCAGTACAATCTACAGAAGTAACTCCAAATCCTACTGTAATATACTTAAATACAAGAGATGATTCACATAAAGATGCATACACATATGATGGTTCAAATTATATTTCTATAAATGTAGTATACAAAAAAGATACTTTATTATATGAAGATGACAATGATTACAAATTCTTCATACCATCAACCAAGAAAGAAGTTGGAGGTAGTAATGAAACATTTGACCAATATTGTGAAAGAAATGCATATATTTCAAGAAAAGTTGCATCTTCTCGTATAGCAATTGTAGAAAAAGAATTATTTGGTAAAACAATTGCAAGAATTTGTTCAACACCTTATTTTGTTGAACCGGGTTATTTACCATATATGAGTGTTGTACAAGGAACATTCAGACAATTAGATAATGATGATAGAGATGCATTATTCGGTACTGGATTGATTTTTAATGAAGATGATTACACTTTAACAAGTATTACTCCTCGTATTTGTCTTGCAACAAGTACTGCATGGGGTGTTGAAGACCATGATGCAAGAACTACTGATTCATTAATTCATGCAAGAAGAAATGTAGACCATCATGTGAGAAGAATGTTGTCTATGATTGCACCACAACTCAAAAGAAATGAAACAAGTGTTAATTTAAGACATATTAAAAATCAACTTGATGAATATTTAGATAGTGAATTGAGTAATGGTACTATTATGGAATATGCTTTTGATATAATTGAATCAAGTTATAATCCATATGCATTATTAATTCGTGGAAGGATTACTCCAGTAAATTCAACATTAGCAATTGAATTTGAAAATACTGTTGGAAGTCCATATGCAATTGCAAGTAATTATGTATAGATAAAATATTTTTAATATTTTATTATATTTTTTTTTAGAATAATTTGGAGATAGAAAATAATTATGAGTGAAATTAGCGAAATAGGTAGATGTTATGATGGTGCTTGTGAAGATTATGACCTTTGTGAAGTAGTATTTAACAGTCCTAATGATGGTTTTAACAATAGAATCATTTGTGAAGGATTTAAAATTAGTGGTAAATTAAATGCCGAAAGAAAGAAAAATAGTGCTTGTTATGAAGGTTATGGTTGGAAATTAAGCAATGTTGAATGGGAATGGGAATTAACTGCTCCATGTGACAGTCCATTCTTTGATAAAAGATTTAAAACTCAATTTTGTGACAAAATGGGTATGTCTATTACTGGTTTTGTACTTAAAGGTTGTGGAACTGATGATTGGGTTGGTAAAGAAACTTTAACTGGATGTATTATTACTGAAATTGGTAGAGAATATGGTGAAGGAGTAACAAGAACTATTAAAGGAGTTGCTTTACATCATAAGATTTTAGATGGAACTGGTTCAAGTGGTAAAAGAAGAAGCAATACTGCAAATGCAGTTGCAAGAGCCGGTTTAGGTGTATTAGGTAATAGTGATGTTATTAATGCCGGTTTAGGTGTATTAGGCAATGATGATGTAATTAGTGCGGGATTAGGAGTTTTAGGTGGTGGAACTTACAATCTTGGTGATGAAATTGTAAATACTACATATGGATTCCTTTCCGGTGGATTTGATTATCTTGGCGATAATGTAGTAAGTCCGGCAGTTAAGGGAGTTAGAAGTCTAATTGGATAGTAATATTTTAAATATTGAATGCAGAGTTTTATAATATTTTATAATTCTCTGTAAAAAAATTTTTTTTATTAAATAAGGTGAGTTATGGAAAATAATAATCAAAATGAAAGTGCAAAAGCAATAGAAGAATTTTGGATAAAAAACAGATTACCAAAAGAGGTTGAAACTTTACCATATGAAGTTTTATCATCATCTGAACAAGCAATTATTGATAAAGTAAAAAATGGTGAAGAATTATCCCAAGAAGAAATTAGTGTTATTAAACAACTTCGTATAGATTATGATGAACCATTAAGAAAATATAATGCTAATGAAATTATCAAATCAAATGAGATATTGAATGAAACTCTTGGTACTGAACAAGAATTATTAGAATTTGTATATAATAGAGAACCTCCAGTAATCAAAATACAATTACCAATAAATGGTGTATACAAACAATTTAATTTTACTGTTAAACCATTAGATGATAGTAATGCAGTAAAATTTATAGAACCTCATGTAGATATTTTCAAAGATTTAAGTGATGAAGAAAGAAAAATCTACAATAAAAACCAAAACAACCAAGAGTTAAATAGTAAAGAAGAAAAAGTATTACAACATATACAAAATAAAATTAGTGAAAATCAATCTCGTTCTCAAATGGAGAACATTACAGAATTACTTGCATCACAAGTTGAAGAACCAGTTAGTTTGTCTTTTGAAGAGAAAAAGGCATTTTGGAGTAATTTTAATTTTGTAGCAAGGGTTCAAATATATAGTAAAGTTTTAGAAAAATTAGGTTTAACCGAAGAGTTTAACGATAGACTTTTTCTCGATGAATAATACTGTCATTGGGGAATGTTATTTTCGTGTAAGTAAACATCTTGGTATTACTATTTCTGAAGTAATAAAAAATAAATTCCATCCCGATTTTAAATTATTACTTAACAAATATTATAATATTATAATGGCAGAACAAAAAGAATATGAAAAAATAAAAGAAATGGAAAAAAATATGCCTAAAATATAATATTATTATTTTTTTATTTTTTATAATTATTAAATTAATATTTTTGTGTAGAAAAAAGGAGAATTATTTTATTTTTTTTAATTTGATTTATTATGGTTAATCCGGAACAAGTTTTAATTGATATTAGGGCAAATGATTATGCAAGTGAAATTTTAAGTAAACTTGGAAAAAGTTTATCTGCACTTCAAAACATTGGTAAGAGTATTTCAATGCCTAATATCAATGGTGGAAATCAAGTTACTGCTATTGCTTATGATTTCAATCAAGTTCAAAATGGGATAATGAATGCCCAAAAGGCATTGAGAGATTTTAATAATACTCCTAAAACATCTCCTTCTTCTTCTAATTCTTTGAGTGATGCATATAAAGAATTAGAAAGATTAAGGAATTCTGCTCAAAAGAATATTAGGATTAAAATTGATTCCGGTGAAGTCAATAATGCCCAAGTTAGAGTAAGAGATACTGAAAGACTTGTAAATAATGTTAGAGCAAGAATGAGTGAGATTGTTCAAAATGCATCTCAATCATTTGCCGGTAGTCCTCAATCTCGATATACTCCAAATTTTCAGATGGTTGGTATGTCATATGACCCAACTAAATTACTTGGTAGTGGAGAAGGAACATATGGAAGTAAACCTCTTGTTGATTTAAGTAAAAGTTATGATAATGCTTCAAAAAGTGCATCAAACTTTTCAAAAGCAACTCAAAATGCCGGTAAATCATCATATTCCTCTTTCCACCAGTTAAACAACATGATGGTTGTTGTAGGTGGTACATTTAATGATTTAAGTACTAAAGTAGCCGGTATTTTTGGAGCGGCCGGATTGAGTGGTATGATTGAAAAAATGTGGGCGGGTGCAAGTCAAAGACAACAAAATATGATGTATTTGATGCATCAAAAAGGTAAAGAACAAGCCACCACATATTATAATGAGATAATGGATATTGTTACTCAATTGCCGGGTGATGATACTTTTCTAACTAATATTCTTAACATGGCATCTGCTATGGATAGTAGTCTTAAACTTGATAATTTGGAAAGTGCCGGTAGGGCAATTACTGATTATTATATGTCTGCTACTATGAAAGGTGAAAATTCCTATGAAACCCAAAAAGATTTGAGGAAGTATATTACTACTGGTGATACAAGAGGAATGAGAAACTCTGTAATTGCAAGTGAACTTGATTTATTAAAAAATAGGAATACTGTTTTAGAAAGAACCCAAGCATTAGAAAAAGCATTGAAAAATACTGGGTTTGATGGAATGAGTGGATATGAATCTGCAAGTAATCAACTGGAAGAATTGAAAGGGCATTTCCAAAAAGCATTTGCAGATTTAGGTGAAGTTATTCTTGCAGTTACTCAACCTTTAATGAAATTTTATAATACAATGGATACAATATTTGGTGGAAGAATAAGTCAATTAATTATTGTATTCGCAACAATTCTTGTTGGTATATTTGCTACTATTGGTGGTGGATTAATTATATTATCTTCATCATTTAGGATGATTGAAACCATCACATTAGGTATGGAAGCATTAAGTTTCGCAATGAGTATGAATAATGAGCAAAGGGGAATATTTAATACTTTACTCATGATGAGTATGAGTTTGGAAGAAAGAGAAAAATATTTAAAAGGTGAAATTACTCTTGCCACATGGGGTGAAACTGTTGCTACTATTAAAAATACTCTTGCTCGTAGACTTGGAGTAGTGGTTGCAGAAGGAGAAATTGTTACTAATAGGGCATTGGTTGTTGCAATATTTAATAAGATTAGAGCAAAAGTTGGAGAAGTTATAGCAGTTGGTAATGTAATATATATGACCATTTCCGACATATTTTGGACATGGAGAAATACTGATGCAAAATTAAGTGAAGCAATAACTGAACAACTTAATACTCTTGCAAAACATAACAATTCTGTTGCAATAGCAACTAATTCCATTGCAAAATTAAGAAGTTTGATTACTACATTAAGTGAAACTGGTGCAAAGGTACTTGATACTGTGGTAGAATGGTTAAGTACAGAAAGTGTGTTTGCTAATACTATTGCTCGTGTAATGAATATTAATGCAAAAATAGGTGAAATTGGAGCAACATTAGGTTTAGCATCTGCAGTTGGTGTATTAAATGCCATGTTAGCACCGGAACTTATTGCAATTCTCGCTATTGTTGGAGCAATTCTTTTATTAATTGTTGCATTTGAAAAAGTTGGCGAAGCATTAGGTTGGTGGAAAGACTTTGGAAGTCTGATTGAAAGTATTAGTAATGGTATTAGTAGATTATGGAATGCTTTCATGGGTTCTGATGTTATTCAAGGCATTATTGCTTACTTCCAAAACTTTGTTACAAGTATTCAGTATGTATTTGACAGTATAAATAATGCATTAAGTATGTTATTCGGTTGGGATAATAGTAATACTGGTACTTTTGATATTGTTCAAACAATCATTGACTTGTTCGGTACTCTTGGAGATACTATCAAATGGGTTTGGGATTTAATTAATGATTGGGCAGATTCCCCATTAGGATTTATCACTTGGTTAAATCCATTAGGAATTATAATGTTCCATTTAGATGAAATTGGTTCATTATTTGAAGATATTGCCGATGCTATTGATAGATTTACTGGAACTACTGAATTCCAAGAATTAATGGAAGGTCTTGGTGAAGTTTGGGAAGAATTACAAGCACCATTCCAAGAAATTGCATCTCTCATTGATGAGATTATGCAAATGTTTGGAGAATTGTTTGGTGGAGGAAGTGACCCAAATGGTAGAGGTACTGAAGATAGAATTAATCTTATTGTAGAATTATTGAAAGGTATTGCAACTGTTATTCGTGTTGTTGTTCTTCCAATTATTAGGATTATTGCTACTGTGATTAGAGCGATTTTAACACCAATAAGAGTAGTATTGTATGTTATTGGTGGTATTGTTAGTTTACTTAAAGGAGCATCAGAATTTTTAGGTGGAATAGATGTTATTTGGGAATCATTTATAGCACCTTTAAGATTCATTTATGATTCATTGCGACAAGTTATAGATGCAGTAATATGGTTATTTAGTCTTGTTGGAACTGGTGTAGGTGAATCAATATTATTCATTGTAAATGCAATTAGTTCTGCAATTCAAGGTATAATAAAATTATTCAGTTCTGTTGGTCAAATCTTTTCCGGCCCACTTGGAGTTGTATTGAATATTATTGAAAGGATTTCTGCATTAGTGACTACCACTTCAAAAGTAATTAAAAATAGTTTTATTGGTAAATTACTTGGATGGGATAAAGAAGATGATAAATCTGATTCTAATAAAAATAAATATAATGGTAATATAAGGAAATCTATTGGTAATTCAGATATTACAAGAAATGTTAATAATGTTCGTAATTTAGGTAGAACATATAATAATACAAATAATCAAAGACAAGTAGTTATTAATCAGAATTTTAGTGAAGGTAGTATGCCTATTGATGCAAGAAATATGACTAAAAAAGAAGCGAAGAAGATGTTTGTTGGTGCATTCGGATATAATAGAACTGTTGGAAAACATGGTATTTTAAGATAATATGACTTGGTTAGATAATAATACAAAAATAACTACTGATGTAGAGCATTCTTTACCTACAATTGCAGATAAGTATTTTGAATTAGATGATGATACTACTGGAATTGATATTGATGGATATTTATTTTTTCCAAAGCAAGTTGAAGGTAGTGAATCATTTAGTCATCGTGAGTTTGTAAGAACAAAAATCATGAGTGGTGGTGAGTTTGTAACAAGAGGTCAATATATTCCAAAAGAATTTTCTTTTGATACTACTATTGATATTGACCCATCTCATCTTGATGATTATTTGAATATTTTCTCTTTAATGGAAAATAAAATATGTAGAGTTACATCTCCTTATTTAGGAGGTATGTTTAATGCAGAAGTTACTATTGAAGTTACTAATCCGGAAACAAGTCCTCATGTGATTGAATGTAAGGTTACTATTAAAGAAATACCGAAGGCAATGGCAAGATTGAAAGGTGACCCAGTCATTAAATATCCAAGTATCAATACTATTAGTGATGTTAATGTGAAAGAAAGGAAAACTAACGATAAGAAAGAAGTTAAAAAGAGGAAAGAACTTTATGATGATTATACACCCGGCTCTCATTCTAATTTGCCGGGAACTTCGGGTTAGATTATGACTGAAACAAATGATTCATCTTTTAATGTAAATAATACTACTTCTGATACTACTGGTAAAAATATTACTGGTGAAGTTGAAGTTGATGCAGAAGATGTTAAGATTTTTAAGATTGAAGAATTAGTTCCATCTAATGCACCTATTACTATACCATATATGGAAGTATATCGCACGAATGAGTTAGAGTATATTCCGTATATAAGTCCTTATAATGTTGGTGCTTCTTCTTCATCAGATGATAGTAGTTCTGATACTGGTACTGATACAAGTAGTGATAGTAATTCATCAGATACTGATACTAATAATAGTGATAGTAATAGTAATTCTGATGATAATAGTAATAGTAATAATGATTCATCATCTAACAATGGTGATTCATAAATTTTTTTATTTTTTCATATTGGGTAGTCAGAAGAGGAGAAAAAAGACATCATGTTACAATTTTTTTATGGGTTCAAATCCCATACTACCCATTTATTTTAGATATATTTTAATGTTTTTTTGGAGGTTTAATGATTTTTTATGGCTTCAATAGTTCTTGGTTGTGATAGTAATGGTTCTGATGCCAGTTATCAAAATGAAGTTGCAAAAGGTTTAGAGGATGCCGGTCATCAAGTTGAAAAATTAAGTATTGGGCCGGGTTATTTTGCAAATTATGATTATGCAAAAAATGGTAAAAATCCAAAAGGTAAAATTGGTATATATTTGATGGCGGCAAGTTTGGTGTCAGTTACTGATGGGTATTCTGCAAGACCGGGTTTTGATTATCATTATTTTGTTATTCGTGGTGATATTAGTGGATTAATCAAATCACAAAATGATTTTGATACAAAAGGTATTCCAAAAGACCATCATGGAGATTGTGTTGGTAAGTTATGTGATAAGTGGCAAGGTAAAACTTATGCAGAGATTAATCAAATAGCAAAAGATAGATGTCGGTGTGTTTATGCCGGTAATTCTAAAGAAGCAGTTACTAATCTTTTAAGTGCTATTAGTGGTAGTCCTTTATCATCTAATGGTAATCAAGGTGATGAGAATAAAGAAGATGATGAACAAGAATGGGATGATAAAGATAATTTTACTCCACATAAGGGAAATATTATGCAGATAAAACCTTATATGGAAATTGCTTCTATTAGTTTTGATAAGTCTTATGATTCTCCTACTGGTAGTGGGAATGTTGAATTAGTATTTAGAGGAAAAGATTATAAGTATTTATATAAAGGTGTTGCAATGAAGTTGAAGTTGAGAAGGAGTTGTGATGCCGAATGGAGTGCTACTGGTGTTGAAGAACCTAATTATGAAGAAAGTGAAATTTTCTTTAAAGAACATATTCCAACTGATGAGTTGTTGAAAGAATTGGGTTTGCCGAATTATCGTAAACAGAGGAATGGTGGTATGAAGATAATTACTGATTCATCAGAAATTGGTGATACAAGTAGTTCAAGTGATAGTTCTTCAAGTAGTTCAAGTAGTTCAAGTAGTAGTTCTTCAAGTAGTTCAAGTAGTAGTTCACCAGTTAATAGGAGTAATAAACATAGTGGTAGGACTGGCACTACAAGTAGGTCTTCATCAAGTAGTGGTAGAAAGTCATTGAGTGGTAGTTATATTAATTCTTTATCACCATCACAAGCAAAGAATATGGCAAAGCAAACAAGTGTATATGATGCACAAACAATTAAGAGATTGAGAAGAAGAGGATTAGGATTATACTGGTAAGTTATGCCTACTGATAATAATACAAATAATAATACTGATAGTAATAATACATCAACTGATGCTAATAAAAATATTAATAAAGAAGCAGTTGCTAAATATGGTATTACTATAAATGAGATTCCAGTTGAACCAGTTGAACCTCATACACGATATGCAAGAGATGATACTGTATATGGATTTATTACAGAAGTTACTCATGACCAAAAAGGTACAGAAGTGGAAATCAAAGATTGGGGTTATTGTCTTGAAGATAATAAGATTGAATTAGGTTTTCAGAATATGCCAAGAAGTCAAGTGATTGAGGAAGTGATTAAATCTTATGGTCTTGTTCCTATTGTAGATTTTACTGGATTACCGGATGATACTATAAGTTGGAATAATAGTACATCTAATTCTTCATCATCTAATACTGGTGGAGGAGGTAATATGACTGGTGATGGTAGTATGACATGGGAAGAATGTTGGGAAATTGCTCAAACATGGCCATATGGTGGATGGGGGTCTGACCATGACCCCGAACTTGCATGGAAAACTATGGGTACTAAAAAAGGGCATAGTGCAGATTGTTATGATGCTACTGCTTGGTTATATTATGTATTGAATTTTAAAGTTGGTGTACCGGCAAGAGATATTGTTGGAGCGGGTACTGGTCAAAGTGGAACTCACCATGTAATTCAAACTAAAAAAAGTGGTGATTGGGATTTTCCATCTGAATATAGTGGTATGGATAGTGGATTAGGAGTTACTGGTGGAATGAGAAGTGGTGATTATAAAACTTCAAGAGAACCTCCAAGTGCAGATGGTAAAATACCGGAATATAGAAATGACTGGTATGGTAATAGGAGTTAAATTATGGAGAAAACTAAAAAGAATATATTAACTGCTTTAAAATATTATATTCCTATAAAATATTGGAAATTGAATGATTGGGATACTATAATTAATCGTGAAGAAGAAGTTGAAAAAAATATTTTCCAGTATCGTTGTTCTTTTTATGTTTTGTATTTTAATGAAAAAGTAGAACCAGTTACTTATGGTAAACAGTATGTGATTGATAATAAAGTTTACTATGATACAAATACTTATAGTTTTGGTGCGGGTACTTATACTTTATTAGGTGAATTTGATTGGGAAAAACAATGGAATTGGGGATTATAAATAAATATGGTTTCTAAAAGTAATGTAGTTTCTACAAATACTGTTTGTACTTGTGGTAATGGTGATAGTGCAAATGCCCAACCAAATTATTTTGAGAACAAATGTCCGGCTTGTGGAGTTGAAGGAAAATTAGTTGTTGAAACAACTGATAATGTTGAAATTGACCATCATAGTGAAAAAGAGAAAGTTGATGATGAAAATGTATTGATTAATACACCTACCCAAGCAAGTAAAGTTGTGTGTAAGGATTGTGGGGAAGAGTTTTGTGGTCAAGATGGTTATGATTTGCAAGATAGTTATAGGGCAAGTTTGACTACTGTTAATCCTAATGATATTAGTAATGAAGAAGATGAGGATGAAGAAGCATCTACTACTGATGAGGGAGAAACTACTTATATGTCCGGTTGGGAAGGATTATGTGATTTGCTTAAACCATTAGATGGTCAAGCAATGATGGTGCAAAGAGGTGATTTTGTTGTTGTTAAAAGAATTGAAATGCCTCAAAGTGCAGAATTATGGGCTTATGAAGGAATTAATGTTGTTGATGATTCTGTTAGTATAACTGATTATACACCGGAGATTTATAATACTTTTATTATTAAATGGGGTGAATCTTTTGAAAATGAATTAGAGTTTACTTTTAACAAACATAAGAATATGTTTGGTGAAAGGAAAGTTGTTATTGAAGCAAAGAAATATCAAGTAGTTGATGATAAAGAATCATCTGATGAGAATGGTGAGTCTAATGAGGATTCTAACTCTTCTACTGGTACTAATTCTGATAATAATTCTGATTCAAATGATAAGGATAAGAATGAAGATGATAATAGTAGTATAGCAAATAGTATTTTTGCCAATACAGATAATCTTGAAAATGTTGATACTACTGGTGCTAATGGTACTGGTCTTACTGATGAGGCAACTGGAACTGGTGATAGTGAGAATGCACCAAAAACAGAAGAAGTTCCAATTACTGATAGGGAAGAAGCGATTCGTTTTGGTATGACTGAAGTTGGTAAGGCGAAGAGAGAAGATGGTCATACTATTGAGTTGAAAGTTATTGGTAATAATAATTGGCAAATGGGTGAATGGTGTCATGTAAGATTACCATCATTTAATGAAGATAGTTATATGTTCATTAGTAAGTGTAGTTTTGAGAGTGGTGGAGATAGTGAGTATATTAATAGTTTAACATTAGTTGATTATCCTCCAAGTCTTGGTAAACCGGATAAGAAGAAACAAGAAGAACAAGAGGAAGGTTCTGATACTGATTCATCAAGTTCAGATACTAATTCTACTGATAGTAATTCAGATACTAATTCTGATAATAATGATAATAATTCTGATAGTGGAAATTCAGATTCTTCAAATACTGGAAATAATTCAAATTAAATTGAGAAAAAAGGGTGATAAAATATGAGTAGAAAAGTGTTGGATTCTCATATTGGAGAGAATGAAGTTGATACTATCATGAACAATATTATTGCTCAAAATCCACAATTAAATGCACAAATTGAAAAAGTACATAATGA